GGTTGCATTATCAAACTCAGCCGACCGCAGCAGTAAGTTCGTCCTCGCCTCCTCCACCAGCAGCCCCTTAGCCGCCAGCGTCACTGGGTCTGCGTCTAGCCGTGGCCCGTAATACGCAGCGGCAGTCGGTGCGGCTCCGTTGTTCGGGACGTAAGCGTCGAGCGAGGCGCTGTCGGAAAGCTGTGCGCCCCAGAGGTAGAACTGCTGGTTTGTTCCGGTGTAGCTATTGAGGCCGTAGCTGCTGATAGAGCTGACGTTGCTAGGCGAAACCGCAAAGAAACCAGCCGGGAAGCTAGAACCATTAGTAACGGTTAGCGCGCAACGATACCAACCAGATGATCCAACAGGTGTGATTGTAGGTGTGCCAACAATGGCGTAGCCAGTGCCGGATGCCGAACTGGTTCCTACAGTACCGTTTAAAAGGTCAAATGTTGCCGCGCTGTAAGATGTCGTATTTCCAGAGCTGTACAAAGACACATTAGCCCAGCGACATGAAACATATTTAGCGTAGAAACTCAGCGTGTAAATTCCGTTTGCAACCGTCGTTGCCGCGTGCACTACGTGGTGGTAGCCGTTTGCTGTTCCTTCATCTAGGAGATCTGCAGAATTTAGACCGTTTGGAGACACAGCTTGATTGGCGGTGATAGTGGTGCTGGTAACTTTGTTCCACGCCGCATTAGTGAAGTCTTCCGTAAACCCCAGCAAATTCTTCGGCGTAGTCGGGTTGTACGTCGGATACGCGGAGGTGTTAGATTTCATGCCGCCGAGGTCGCTGCGGTAGAGGTGTGCGCCCCATGCCTCAACAGCGTCAGCAGATGTGACGATGCGGATGCCTGCCGACTTGGAGCCAGCGGTAGGCGTCTGCGTCACAGTGTACAAAGCCCAGTCAGAGGTAATCGTCACCGTTGTGTAGGTGCCGCTGTCAGCCGCTATCTGGATGTTGCCCGTGCCCGTCTTGCGCTTGAGCCAGACACCGAACGTGTACAAGATGGCCTCTGCTGTAAACGTCTGAAGCGTTGTTCCGTTCGCACCAGAGGCAGTAAGCGTATCAGCGGTCGTGGTGCCATTAGGCGCAGCAACAGCGTTAGCAGTCGGCGTGGTAGATGTCTTGGTCCACGACGCGCTATCAAACTGCTCACTCGCCAGCAGCAAGTTATGCGGAGCCCACTTGATCTTGCCGTCGCTATCCGTCACCGTCGCATTCGACGTGCGCGAGAACGTGATGAACTCAGTGGCCTTGCCAGTCGTAGTAGCCATGTCAGTTTTTCACCGCATAAGAGTTGTCTGTCATGTCAATGGCGAAGCCGACTTGATCGTTGTAAATCAGGCTTTCAGCACCGTTGTTCACGTTGATTGCATACGTGTCCGACAAGAAGTCGATGGCAAATGCATTCGGCTCTTCAGCAATTAACAGGCTCGCCGGATAAACGGTCGAGACTGAATTGCCCCCTGAAAAAAGGGCGACCATCAGGGGGAAGTTGTTGAACATCAGCTACGTACCATTTCCAGTTCAACCGTGAACACTTCGGCACTTGCCGGGGTATATCCAGCACGCGCCTCAAGCAGGCCGAAGCAGGAACCAATGTCATAGTTCAGCTCAGAACCAGACGAAGGAGCGCCAACGCCCTGAGCGCCATCCGTGAATGCCTTGTCCAGGGTGATATCAATCGACCCGACATAGTTGGCGACATTGTTAGTTGACCATGCGCCGTTGTCACCGTTCGCACAGGTGATGCCAACCGTCTCATAGATGTGCAGCCGGAACGAAGCAGACGTTACAGCCGTTCCCGACTTCTTGATGCGGGCGCGGCGGATCATCGAGCCACGGTTTTCCGGGCGAATGACAAAGGTCATGGGAATGACGCTGCCAGCCGTGGTCGAGTTTGCCACAAGGTCGCCGGAAGCATAAGCCGTGGTATCAGCGGGGCGCGTGAAGCTCGCCGCCGCAATCGAAATGAAGGACATTGGGATAACTCCTGATTAGATCGGGGGCATCACAGGCGGAAGCGGTGCCATCAAAGCCTGTTCGGCCTGCATGCGCTCAGTCTCGGCTCGGTATGCTTCAATTTGCATTTTCTGGCGGTCAATTTCCATGCGCTGTATTGCAATCTGCATGTCAGCCTGCGCCTTTTGAGCGTCAGCCTGTGCCTTCTGCATGTCCATGCCCTGGGATTGCTTCAACTGTTGGTTTTCTTGGCTCAACTGCTGGAGCTGCTGGCCCTGCTGCTGCAACTGCTGCTGGCCCTGCTGGATTTGCTGCTGAAGTTCAGGCGGAATACCGGAACTGATCTGCTGCGGAAGCATGGCCTTGAGGCGTTCGCTAATCTCTTCCGCCTGCGGCCAATCCAGAGCCTTCACAAGCAAGTCGCCAATGAGCGGCGCAGCCTGCGGATAGGCACGGACAAATTCCGTCATCTGCTGGGCGCTTTCCTCGCGCTTCGTCGTGTAGGACGGACCCGTGTCAACAGCCACATCATAGCGACCAACCGACAGGTCATAGATATGCTCGACGCCTTCGGGGAAACCAGCCTGCTGCTGCATCTCTTCCGGGTCCGGCTTCTCGCCAATCTTCGCCACTTCTTCAACGTCATCGTGGCCGATGATGCGAATGATGCGCTCGCCGTTGTAAACCTTCGGGATCAGGTCAACCAGGACGCAGCCAACCTGACGGATGGAGCGGGACAGGTTGTCAATGAAGTGGAACGTATTGACGTCACCCTCGCGCTGGCGGGCCATGATAGCCCTGCCCGAGGTTTCGTTAGACCGCTGGCCCAGCGAGGCGTCATACATGCCCGTAATCGACTTAATATCGTCGCTGGCGGCCAACGCTTCCTGCATGGACCCAGCCGCACCACCGCCATCAAGAGGCTGGCGAGACGGCATCTGTGAGCCTTTGGCGTACTGAAGAAACGGCAGCGACTGCGTGTTAGCGTTTGCCCAGTTTGGATCGGCGTCGAATGCGCCTTCCTCACCAATGAACGGCACACGCGGGGCCAAGGCCACCAGTTCCGTCGCAGTCGTGCGCCAGTAATTGAACATGCGCTGGGCATCTTTGGCCTGATTGATGAGGCTGCGGAAGTAACGCTTGCCCTCGACGTTCAGTTCTTCGCCATAGACCGGGATAATCGGCAGATACTGGCCCTGCCACTCGTTTTCTTCCAGAATTTCAGCGCCCGTCATGATGCGCTGCGTAATCTTGTACGCTTTAGCCATGCGCGAGGTCACAACCTGAATGCCCGCCATCTCGAAAATATCGCGGCCCGCCTCGTATTCCTTTGCGCCGACAACATCACCGCTGGTCAGCTTCAGAATTTCGCGTTCCGTCTGCTCACGGTGCCAGCTTTCGCAGACCAGAATATCGTCAGCATCACGCCAAGGGGCCTTGAGATTGGAATATCCGAGGTCTTCCCAATCAACCTTCTGCGCGCCCTTGTACTTGGCCTGAAATTCCTCTTCGGACTTCAGGTCCATCACCCAAGCACGGTTCCAGTCCGAACCATCCATAGCGGTTGAATACGGATCACCGACAACGCTGAAGGGGTTAGCGATACGTTCAATCTTGAGACATTTGTCGAAAGTGTCATCGTACTCATAGTCAATGGCAACGCGGATATAGCCGAAGCCACAGGACACGGCATAATCCACCGCCGTATCATACGCCACATCTGCTTTGGAAGTGCGCTCGATATTGCGGATAAGACCCTCGTAAATCCGGGCCGTGTCAATGTCAGCCTTGTCATCGACGGGCTTCACCTTGATCTGCGGGCGGTTCTGACGGCTGTCATTCACGACCTGGCGAATGAACGCAGGCAGCTTGTTGATAGTCAGGATCGGACGGCCATCAAGTTCCCGCTGCTTGCGGATTTGTTCCGGCCACTGCTCACCGAGGCGGGCGAACTTCAGGTCTTCCAAGGCTACGTTGCGGTTTTCGGATTCCGCGTCATAAGCCTCTTCGAACTCTTCGCGCTCTTCAGCGAGATTGTCTTTTTCCGTGGCCATTGGGCCTCCGTTCGTGCCGCTATCTCAGCGGGAAATGTCAGGCGTGGCCGAGGCCGTCGCGCTCATGCTTGTGTGCTGCGGGTGGCGCAACGATGCGAAAACCACCGCCATTGCCTACCATTGCACGCGCCTCCGGTGATTATTTAATTTAATTGGTTTAATAGGGTGTCAATTAAAGATATTAATACGCCAGCGAGACGGGCTCGCTCCACCCAAATTCATCACGCTCGACGCTATAGACCCGGATGCGGAACATCTTCACGCCGTTGCTCATGAATTCTTCAAAAATAACTCCAGCCTTTTTATAGAATTCAAGCGGGAAAGCTGGCTTGGTCATACTCATCATCCCGCTCTCCTATCTCCACAGACCGTCTTCACCCCAGCCATGATCCAGCCCCTACAACCATACGCTCTCTCGGCTTCGTCTTTTCTCTCGGGGCTTCGTAGGCTACGGCCATGAGGCCAAAAGCATCAGCGGCGTGCGAAGACCAATCGTGGTCAGGGCCAAGGCCCAGGTTGCGGGCCTCGTCGCGCTTTTCGTGATACCAGCCAATTGCGTCTAACCCCGGCCTGGTTGTCTTTTCGTTGAACCACATGGAAGGAAACAGCCTGCGGGCCGCCTCAATGCGCTTCATCGCAGCGCCCTTGCCCTGGTTATCTACTGTTTCAGCTTTGAAGCCAGCTTGGCGGATATGATCTG